TCTCAAATAGAAATGCTGGAAGTAACTATACACACGTTGGTATGTACTTCGATGTATCTACAAATAAATGGACATTCTTAAATGCTTATGATTCAGAACCAGGTGTTGTTATCAATCCTGCAAATGGAACATACGGTGTTCTTAAAGCTGCAACATATGAAGGTAATCTAACAGGTAATGTTACGGGTCAAGTATCTGATATTTCAAACTTTACAACCACAAACTTAGCAGAAGGTACCAATCAATACTTTACAAATACTAGAGCAAGAAATGCACTAAAAGTTGGCGGCGATTTATCATATGATTCTGCATCTGGTCAGTTAACATATACAGACTCAGATAGAAATGCTACACAAATTAAAGGGTTGTTTAGTGCTGCAGGATCATTAAGTTATAATAGTGGAACTGGTGAGTTTAGTTATACTGATTCTGCCCGATCACGAGAACAAATACTAGGTTTATTCAGTGCTTCAGGAAGTGGTTTAAGTTATAACTCATCTACTGGTGCATTTACAGATTCAGATAGAACAAGACAACAAATAACAGAATTATTTACCGCAGATGGAAAAATATTAGGATATAATAATACGACTGGTGCATTTAGTGTAGATAGTTCAGATATAAGAAATATATTCTCAGCATCTAGTGGATTAAAATATAATAATGCTACTGCATTATTTGAATTAGATTCCAATGCATTTACTCCATCAGTAAGAGCACAGTTAACGGCTTCTGGTGGATTAAAGGTAACCAATGGTCTATTTGAACTTGATTCAAATGCTTTCACACCAAGTGTTAGAGCACAATTATCCGCAACAAGTGGAATTAAATATACCTCTGGTACAGGACTTATTGAATTAGATTCATCTGCATTTACATCATCAGTAAGAACACAAATATCTGGTGATAAAGGATTGGTATATAATTCATCTACTGGTGTATTAGATGTTGATTCTGCAAATATTAGAGGAATGTTCTCTGCCGCAGGAAGTTTATCATATAACTCTGGAACCGGTGAATTTAGTTATACAGATTCAGACAGATCAGCATCAGCAATCAAGGGATTATTTAGTGCCGCAGGATCATTAAGTTATAATTCATCAACAGGTGAATTTAGCTATACAGATAGTGATAGATCTGCTTCGGCAATCAAAGGACTCTTCAGTGCCGATGGTAAGATATTAGGTTATAATAGTACAACTGGTCTATTCAGTGTTGATAGTGCTGATATAAGTAATATTATCATCGCAGATGTTGATAAAGCATTTGTTGATGCTCTTAATGTGGATGCTGATACTCTTGATGGACAAGATGGGGCATACTATCGAATTAATGTTTACAATGCGGCGGGTACTTTATTGAATTAATATATAATTTTATATTATGTTGCCTTATGAATTAAAAAAAGAGTATAAAGATCTAATAAAGCGTTACGATGTTATCCATTGGGACGAGTTACTTAATCCTATAACTGATATAGAACATAGAATATATGAAACCTTTCAAGTTTTTGTAGTAGATAGAACCAAAAAATTAAAACAAGGTGCTGATTACGAAATACTTGTACCTATCCCTGAAGGCTCAGTAAATAAAACATTTGGCCAATTGGTAGATGAAAGAGCCGAACAAATCAAAGAAGAATATAAAGATAGATTAATTTGTTTGATGTGGTCGGGTGGTCTAGATAGCACAACGGCATTTTACGCCCTTAATAGTATAGGTTGTAAAATACATATGCATATAAATCACCATGCAATTGCTGAATTTCCTTTATTAGCAGCTGAAATATTATCAGGTAAGTATCCTAATGTTTATGCTGAATATGTACACACAGGATTTTCTGGTTCTCCTAAAATGGGAATACCTCACACAAGACATCCATTGGAATTTAAATTTAGAGACTGGTTAAAAAGAAATCCAGAAACAATTGTAATTAGTGGCGAAATTGGTGATCAGATATTTGGAAGTGCTATATCATATCCTCATACATTTGGAACAAGACAAGATTTTTATAGAAAACAAATACCAGATGATGTTGCAGATGCTTTGGAACCAACAGTTAGTAGTTTCCTAAATAAACCTGAGCATCGAATAAGTTTTGGTGAATGGACTTGGGCTGTAAATTTTACATGTAAATATCAGCACGTACTATTGAGAATGGGTTCGCCATGGAGATTATCACCTCTTTTTGGTAATGTTGATCATTTCTTTAATACAACGGAATTTCAACTTTGGTCAATGCAAAACTTTGAAAAGAATGCAAGTTATCAATCACAATATGTATATAAACAACCTATGCGGGAATATATAATAAGTAAAGGTGGGGATAAAAATTGGACCTGGAATAAAAGGAAGATTGGTTCGTTGTGTCAGGTAAAATATCTATGAACATAGTAAAATATTCAAAAGATGAAATGACAACCGTTGTAAGTAATGCAAATGATTTGTATTCTTATAAAGTATTCATTGGCAAACACACTATACCTGTTGGTTCAGATGAATCATTATGGTATGTCGAAGGTGATACAGTAAAAACTGCAGTTGGTAAAAACATTTCGATAGATCAATGTGGAGTTATTATAAAAGGTTATACTCCATTCGATAGGAGTTGTCAAATAAATTCATGGGCAACCTTACCATATATTGATGGTTGTGCTACAACACAATTGTTACCACCTATACGAGTAGGTGATCCTACATTTCAAATGTTACACATGCCACCTCACTCATCAGAGCAAGCTCACCATATACACTCAACGGCTAGAATAGTTTACGTATATCAAGGTTATGGTGAATGTATCTATGGAACAAAAGTAAAGAATCATAGTATGCCTTTAGAAGAAGGTGATACACTTATATTAGATAAAATGGTACCTCATCATTTTATTACACATGAAAAGTCATTAGTCGTTTTACCACTTCACGTTTGGTCATCACCAGGTAAAGATGAATTTAATCACCCAATGTTTAACGGAACACACGAAGTTTAATTCTTTTTTGGTATAAATAGAAGTATAACCAAGAGGATTATACCATGGCAACACCAGCAACAAGACAACAATTTATTGATTTTTGTTTAAGACGCCTTGGTGAACCTGTGATTGAGGTAAATGTAGACGAAGATCAGTTACAGGATAAAGTAGATGATGCTCTCATTTATTATAGAGAGTATCACAGCGATGCAACCAAGAAAATTTATCTTAAACATCTAGTCACATCAGATGATGTCACAAATGAATACATTAGTATTTCAAGTGATATTATATTTGTTTCAAAACTATTTCCAATATCAAGCACATTCAATACTTCATTCAACTTTTTTGATATTAAATATCAGATGATGTTAAATGATATTGCTGACCTTCAGAATTATGCTGGTGATTTAGCATATTATGAACAGATGCAACAATATTTGTCGTTACTTGATATGAAACTTAATGGATCTCCTCAGGTACAATTCTCAAGAAGAGAAAATAGACTTTACATATTTGGTGATTTTCAAGATGAAGATATAAAAGCTGGTGATTATATCGTCGCAGAAGTTTATCAAATCATAAGTGAAGATTCCAACACTAGTATTTGGAATGATATGTGGTTAAAAGATTACTGTACCGCGTTAATTAAACAGCAATGGGGGCAAAATTTAATTAAATTCGAAGGAATGACATTACCTGGTGGTGTTCAGTTAAACGGACGTCAGTTATACGACGATGCTAATGCAGACCTTGAAAGGTTAAGAGAAGCAATAAGATTAGAACACGAATTACCACCAGACTTTTTTGTAGGGTAATAAATGCAAAATCCATATTTTCAACAAGGACGAAAGTCAGAACAATATCTATATGAGGATATCATTATTGAGTCCTTAAAAATATATGGACAAGACATTTATTATCTACCTAGAGAAATTGTAAATCAAGATTCCATATTTAAAGATGATATTCCATCTCGTTATGGAAGCGCCTATAGATTGGAAATGTATATTGAAAATACAGATGGATTTGATGGAGATGGAGATTTATTTACAAAGTTTGGTGTTGAAATAAGAGATGCAGCAAATTTTGTTTGTTCACGTAGAAGATTTAAGAACCAAATTGGTAATAGAAGAACCAATGCATTAGATCCTGATAGTATTGTAGAATACTACAGACCAAAAGAAGGCGATCTTATTTATCTTCCATTGTCTGGTTCACTGTTCCAAATCAATAAAGTGGAAGATGAAAGTCCTTTTTATCAATTAAAAGATCTTCCTGTATTTAGAATGTCTTGTGAATTATTTGAATATAATGATGAGGACTTTGATGTTGAGATTGGTGAGACAATTAAATTACAAGAAATGGAAGATCAATTTGCATACAAATATATTCTTACTCTTGATTCAGATGGTAATGTTGGTGCAAGTTCACTTATCTTCCAAAAAGGAGAAATTGTACATCAGACTCTATCAGATGGTACAATCATTCAAGGTGAGGTATCTCACTCATTTACGGATTCTGATCTTAAATTACATCTTGTACATGTGGGTGCCAATGATGGTAAGTTCCACCTACCTACAACAGGACTACAGGTTATAGGACAAACGTCCACTGCTATAGCTTCTGTTACAGCTGTATCAGAAGAACAACAAATTATGCAAACCACTCAGGCAGATGAGTTCGATGCATTTGAAGATGGCTTCATTGATTTTAGTGAAGGTAACCCATTTGGAGATCCACAATAATGTTTGGTAGTCATTTTTATCATCAGCGAATACGAAAATCAGTGGCCATGTTTGGTTCGCTATTTAATAACATATATGTATTAAGAAAAAATTCTAGTGGTGATGTTGTAAGTCAGGTTAAAGTTCCATTAGCTTACGCTAATAGATCCAAAGTTATTGAAAGAATTAATCAAATGGATCAAGGCGAACAGTATGAAAGACAAGTTGCAATTAAGTTACCAAGATTGTCATTTGAAATTATCTCAATGAACTATGATCCTGCTAGGCAATTATCAAAAACACAAAGTTTATCAAGAGCCGTACCAGATAGTGTTGTGAATAGATATAAAATTTATACTGGGGTCCCTTATAATATACAATTCCAATTAAATGCGTACGCTAAAACACAAGATGATGGTCTACAAATAGTAGAACAAATATTACCTTATTTTAATCCTCAGTATACAATGACTGTAAAGCCTTTTAATGATTTTAGTGATTATTTGGAAGATGTCCCATTGGTACTTACCTCAGTTGCTGTATTAGATGACTTTGAAGGTACAGTAGAAGCAAGAAGAACAATTATTTACACACTGGATTTTGAAATGAAAATTAATTTCCATGGTGATTATGGAAATGGTTCCAAAATTATTCGTAAGGCTACAAACAAAATATATAATATAGCACCTAGTACTTTAACACCTGGTGCTGACTCAGATCAACTATTAGAGACATTAACAGTTTTACCAGATTCTTTATTAGTGAGTCCTGACAGTGATTATGGATTTACGGAGACTATTACACTTGCTGTAGATAGTGCTTAATTATGACAGATAAAAAAATTGTTTCGTTGAAGGATAAACAACGAGAAAAAAATATAGATGATGACTACAAGTATGCTAGGGCTAACTATTACGAGTTATTAGAACGAGGAAAGGAAAGTCTTGATTTGATGATAGAAGTGGCTAGGGAATCTGAACATCCTAGGGCATTTGAAGTTTTATCAAACATGATGAAACAGATGGCTGACATTAATGATAAATTAATGGACCACAATAAAAAAGAAAAAGAATTATCTCAAGCTCAAAAACAAGAAGAAGTCAAAAAAATGACACAAAATAATATCTTCCTTGGTTCTACATCAGAATTACAAAAATTTTTAAAAAAGAACAACCAAGAAGAAATAGATGTCACTCCAACCAACACAGAATGAAACATATCTAGGTAACGTTCATGTAAAACGTGACGGTATTCAGCAACAGTGGACAAAAGAAGAAGTCACTGAATATGCTAGATGTATGAATGATCCAATATATTTTACGGAAAAATATACAAAGATTATACAATTAGACCAAGGGTTAGTAGATTTTAAATTATTTGATTATCAGAAAAAAATGTTTACACATTTTAATTCAAATAGATTTAATATTGTGTTGGCATGTCGACAATCTGGTAAATCAATATCTGCCTGTGCTTACTTACTTTGGTATGCATTATTTAATCCTGAGAAAACAATTGCAATATTGGCAAACAAGGGTGCAACATCAAGAGAAATGCTTGGGCGTATTACTCTTATGTTGGAAAATGTTCCATTCTTTTTACAGCCTGGGTGTAAAGCATTAAATAAAGGATCAATAGAATTTAGTAATAATTCAAGAATTATTGCATCTGCAACCTCAACAAGCTCTATTAGAGGTATGTCAGTTAATTTACTATATCTTGATGAGTTTGCTTTTGTTGAAAGAGCCGCAGAATTTTATACATCAACATATCCTGTAGTATCATCAGGTAAAGACACAAAAGTAATTATTACAT